TAGCGTCTACTGTGATTTGATCTTCTTGAATTCCTTTTTTTGTCCAATTTAATGAACCAAAGATACTATCTAGAGAGATCGGAGCGACCCATCGTCCTAACTTACGGTCATAACGATTAGATCTTTTTAGGAGGGAAACTTCAGTAATTTTCCTAAGTGGTACAGTGGCAACACCTTTGAGTTCAGTGGTGTAAACCATTCCACATTGTTCCATGAGTCCAACAAGAGTAAGCTCGTTAAAGTCTTCCTTAATTTCATCTGAAACAGAAAATTCATTGTCATCTCCGAGAACCATCAATTCAACATTGGCATTGAAAGTAGAAGCTGGAAATCCAGCCAACTGATATGCCATTCTGAAAACTACATGATTATACATAGTGTTGATTATAGACGTTAGTGGGTTGCCTGAGGGCATTCCAGTTTGCCATTCATAAACACTGTCATCCACAACATGTTTGGAATTGATGATATCTGCGAAGAGTTTCTTTCTTTTAGAATTATCTGGATGGTCAACACCATACCAGTCATTTATGAGAAGTAGAATCTCCCACATGATTTGTGGTCTAAGACAAGTGTCAAATCCTGAATAGTCTCCAGCTCCACAATTGACATTGTCATCTGAGGAATTGAAGCGTTTCAATTTACGGATCATAGAATCCCATGTCCGTGAATAAGGATTGACTCCTATAAGAGAACCAACATTAATGTTAGCATCAAAGAAAGCAGACATGAAGGCACCAAAGTACATTCGACACATCAGGAGATAAATAAAATCTCCGGCTGAAAACATTCTAGTTTTACCAGCCGTAACTTTCTCTAAAGGTCTTGTTTCGTCTTTACTACACGCTTTATAAAACACAGCAGGACGAATTCCAGCCGCCCATTTTTCCTCGACTTCTTGAACTAAAGTAGCAATGCGTTCAAGACTCAAAGAGATGGCAGCTTTTTCATTAAGCTGTACAGCAGTATAATAATTCTTCTTCAGATTTTCAGAATTAGGTAAACACATAGGATAACCAGGACTTGTAGAAGAAGATATAGACTTAATATTTTCAAAAGAATGTAGAGCTTCC